ATGTCTCACAATTCAGATATCTATAAACTTATCGGAGCGGCCGCAGGTGTTGAAAATGGTCGCTCTGAAGCATCCTTAAACTCTACTGACAGTCAAGAACAGGTTTTTAAATCTGCATTTGAGCCGTCTAATCATGAGAGCGACGATGATTCTTCTTCAGAAAATAAAGCTATTCTGGAGGCAGAAGAGTTTGGTTCTAATACTGGTGCATTGCATGAGTTTATGCAGCAGAACAGAATGGACAGTCTTCAAGCTCAGCTTGATATGCTCAAATCACAAGTACGGGATAAGATAGCTGACGCAACTGGTAAAGAAATAGACAATGAGCTTCGGACAAAAATGGCCTCATTCACGGTTTGGTTTATGTCGTGTTGGTGCTTATTCGTTGTCGCAATGTTTACATCGTTTCTTATTGCACATGAAGGAAAGCCTCCAGTTGAAGCGATCGTTGCATTACTAGGTACAAGTACAATTAGTATTGTTGGTTTGGTTGGTTTCGTTGTTAGTGGATTGTTCAAATCAAGAAAAGATAGTGATAAAGAAAAATAACCCGTACATATACGGGTTATCCATAGTTTTAGTTTAGTTATATTTTTGTTTTTCCGTTCTGACTTTTTCCCACTCAGCTCGCCCTTCTTCCCGTCTTTTGTCAATATATTCCGCAAGATCCTGAATGTTGATGCAGCGTTTTGCTTTTTGTGATGTACCGATGCGATATGTAGGTACAGGCAACTTACAAGCGTTTGCTTTTGCTTCTGCTGTGGCTGGACTCATACCAAAGTATTTTTGACTAACTGCTGAGAGTTCAATGTTTAGGGTATTGAATTCAGCCATCAGTAAAAACAAGGTATTCATATCATTTCTCCATCATAACCGGCTGCACCCGGCGAGTTACTTATTCATTTCAATAATATTATTTTCTATCATTGATTTATTTAAAACCAAAGAAGGAGCAAGATGGTTGTCTATTTTAAATAATGCATAACTTTTAAACCGTTGGTGATATCCGTAACCAATAAGGATGCTAGAAAAATCTCTTAATTCATCTTCTTTAAGAACATGAAAATGAAATGGGTTGTCGCCATTTATGGACAATGAAGCATCTATTATGCAGTATTTCTCTCCGTTGTCATTTGCATAGAAAAAAATATAAGACATTCTGTTTGTTAAGACAATGCCATTAAATTTTATTATGTCTGGAATTATTTTGTTTTTCATATTTGGTGCCACATGTTTATTTTCAGAAATACATTTGATTTCATCTCCAGATGTCGTGATTATATAAAAATGAAACTTATCAGAAATATCTAACTTAACTACGCCATCATTATTATAAAGGCTGCTAAATTTTGGTAGTTCAACTTTTAAAGAATCATAGTTCTTTAGAAGAAGAGGGGAGTCAAATTTAATAACTCGTAGTATCCCTTTCCCTTCAATCTCCATATTGATTGAAGATATAGCAATTGCATTATCTCTTTTATTAGTCAGGATTATGGTTGATATATGCATGTCATATATTTTACTTACATTTGCTGAATACGACACTGTCACCTTTTTTGATATTTTTTGTACGCCAAAATATATAGTGAAGCCTGCGGCAAAAATAGATAAGAATTTAATGTCAAATAAGGACCATAACCACATTAGTTGCTCAATTGCTTCAGAGTTAATCATTTGCTTTACCATTATCGCTGTAATACAACACATGTGCGTATATATACGCAATGCAATTATTTTGCAAGTGCTTCATTTACTATCAATAGCTACATCACGTTATCGTTTAATGGTTCTTTATAGGGGCGGCAATAGTTAAAATTATCGCTTCCGTAAACGCCCCCGCAGGGGCATTTGCAGTAATGAAATCAGGCGGTGAAAGTACCAATAAAGGTTTCTACTTTGCTGTCTTTGAATTTTTCAACAAGCAGATCACGAAATTCGTTAGCCATTTCTTCCTGCACTGCTTCCAGCTGAATAATGCGCAGAACCAGTACAGGGCGATCACCAGTGATAATGCTGAGTCGTAATTTAAATGGTCGTTCTTTCAGGCCTTCAAACGGAACGCATTTAAATTCAAATGCCACTGGCATAATGTCTTTGGTCCTCGCTTCGACAGACTCCATCAGGGAGCGTTTGCCGCTGAAGTCATTGTCTTCAAAATCAGCAGTCTGGTTCGCTTCAATTGTGATTTTACGGACTGCCGCAGCCGCTTTTGTTGCCTGAATGGCGTCACCATTAGCATCAAAGCCCACAAGGTAGTCGGCCCAGTCTTCAATCCATTCTGCCAGTGACTTCTGGGAGTTACGCTCACCGTTAACAGACAACAGAGCAGAGAACGGTGCTGTCTTTTTCAGTTTGAGAGTGGCGGTGTTATCTGCGTGACCTGGTTCATCAATAGTACCCAGGTTAAGCACACTGACGGCACGCATATTATCAGCATCGATAAAGCAGCGGGTGCCTTCATCTGCAAGATCTTTAGAATAACGGGTAAAGTCATCGATGCTGGCAGTGGAAAGCGCACCACGGAAACGGAAGCGATTTAAATTAAATTTTTCCAGATCATGAATGCGGAAATTCTCAGGCAATGCCACAGCATCGGCACCAATCTTACTGATAATTTCATTAACACCCTGAGCAGAAATAAGGGCATGGATTTGATTAATTGCGGTTGCGTCTAAGTTCTGAGACATAATAAGTCCTCACTATATAAAGATATTCAGTGATGAGATAAATAATCGGTTAATTAAGAACGATATTAATGACCTGCTGCGCGGAGTTTTCCGTCAGGTTCACCGGCAAGAGTCAGTAATTGTCCCTGGTCTTCCTGCAGAATAGTCAGGCGACCACCGCGATTGACATACATCGGCGTTTCGGTGGTGTCTTCTTCGGAAATTTTCCCGCGGTTAGTCGGGCGAACATATGAGAGTTTGTGTTTGATTTTCACACGGTTCTCATCAAATGGTTCGATTTCCAGGTTGAGTGAGACCTTACCTTTGGTTTTCGTGTTTATCACACCTGAAGCGACTTCACTGAGAACTGCGCCGATTTTGGTTTCAAATACGCCGCCGTCCAGCTCCCCGATAAATGCCTGCACATCAGTACTGCGTTCGCTAGCCATTTTGCTGCTCCTCATCATATCGACCCTGCAAGGTCGGTTGGTTTCTCCACAAAACAGAGAAGAACACCTGCGGTGGCTGCCGCCCGGATGGATTGGGTTATGAGCCCGTCGTCCGGTGATGCTCTTCTCTGTTTTGTAAAAAGGACGGTACCAGCCGGAAGCAATGGTACAAGCTGGTACCGCCAGGACTACACACAGCATAAAGTTGTGGTGCCGGGTGCCTCCCGGTGCCTGGCGAAGGTTGCACACCAGGCGGGTGGGTATCCACAGAAGGTCGACTGTCAGCCTCAACCTTAACCCGCGTGCGCTGAGCCGCATTCACCACAACGCTAAGGATTCTCTCTGGTTGAAAATACTTAGCTGTTATGTGCCTGTCTTTTCACCACTTCAGGCTCGGTGGTATCCTTTTAAGTCCGTATACATAAAAGGAAAATCAAATGACTTTTGATGAAAAAGAACTTGATAATGCAATTAATAAAATCATCGTAACGTCGCTCTTTTCCTGTCTCAGCGACACTCAGCAGAAACAGTTCTACGAATCGGCTTTCAACATGATCGAGCGTTGTTGTTTCTGCGATGCCGACGAGCTACCTGAAAAAATCAGGAAACAGTTGGCTGATGCTCTTCGAGTGCGACTTTCTGACCAATTTTCTGAAATGTACTCTCCGAATTTGGACAAATAGAAAAAGGCCATTTCCATTCAGGGTCTGATGGAAATACTTCAGCCTGTTCCAAAGCACGGCGTAAAGAGAATACAACTCCAGCCATAATCTGATGTTTCCCATTGGTCCAGCTATCGCCGCTCTGATCTACAGGAGCGGCTATGTCGTATGACCAAACGACTTCACCACTATTGTTTAAAATCTGGACTTTCATTTTGTTCTTTAACCTCCAGATTTCCGCGCATCTAAAGGCGCATTCTCATTTGGTGTGAACTGAATAGTTGTGCTGATATTGATTAATGCCCCGACACACAAGACTACGCACTCAGAGCAGATAGCAACTTCATCTTTTCCGCCTTTGGCGATGATTTTTTTTGCCTGCAGCTCGTTTGCGCCACAAAACGAGCATGTGAAATAACGGTTCATTTGCGCTCTCTTACACATAGTATTTAACGAATCATCCGGTCATTCATACGCCACCGGCGGCTACTTCGTGGGCGTCCTGCCTGTTCGTTATCTTTGATATAAAATCTAACTTAACTTAGTTATTATGGCAAGAGAAAACACCAAACTTTTCTTAGTTCGGTGCCTTAGTTAGAGAAGAGAGGTCTTAGAGTTCGTATTGAACTCCTTTGACTACACCAATGATAAGGCAATTACCATTGATAGGGATGTTGGGATACCGAGGATTTAATGGCACTAAAAACTTTTGAGGGCCATCGATGACTAATTTTTTTACTGTAGCTTCGTTTGTTCCATCAAGTCGAGCGATGACTATTTTTCCATGACGAGGTTCTGCATCTGGATCTACAATCACTGTTGCGCCTTCTGGTATTGTTGGGAGGCCATTAGGGTTAGTCATGGAGTCACCTTTAACCTCTAATGCAAATGAGTTATCACCAATCTTTAATGATGTATCTACCCACTTGTCCACTTCACTAAACACTTCTGCTGCCCTGCACTCAGTAAACTGCCCAGCCTGAACCCACGATATTACAGGAACTCTGCGCATGTTTGTGACGAGTTTGCCTTCAAACTCAGCACCATAAAGAATGTAATCTATTGACGTATTGAAGAACTTCGCTAATTTCGAAAGTGCCTCCCCACCAGGGGTATTGATGTCTTTCTCCCAGTACCCCACAGCAACGTCGCTTACTCCACAAAATTTACCCAATTCTTTCTGGGACGTTCCGGTAACTCTTCTCAGAGCTTTTATACGCTGACCAACCGTTTCCATAGGAGCACCATTTCTTGAATTGCTAAGTAATCTTAGTTTTTATTGACCAAAGATAGATTTGTAATTAGCATCTAATAAAACTTAGTTTGGAGGGCGTATGACAACTGACGATATCGAAAGCTACTTCGGCAGTATTGAGAAAGTTGCTGCTTTTTTCGGCATAACAACTGAAGCCGTTTATCAGTGGCGAAACCGTCCGGGCCAGTTAATTCCAAAAGGACGTGCAGCAGAAGCTGCATATAGAACTTGCGGACGGTTGCCATTTAAACCTGAGCTTTATGAAAAATCTAATGGATAAATCGATTAACAGAAACCACAGAACGATGAGGCTAACCGTGGGTAAGCATCACTGGAAAGTAGAAAAACAGCCTGAGTGGTACGTGAAAGCTGTCAGAAAAACTATCGCAGCGTTGCCGGGTGGTTACGCTGAAGCAGCTGACTGGCTGGATGTAACAGAAAACGCATTATTTAACCGCCTTCGTGCCGATGGCGATCAGATTTTCCCGCTGGGATGGGCAATGATTTTGCAACGTGCTGGTGGAACTCACTTCATTGCTGACGCTGTGGCGCAGTCTGCAAATGGCGTCTTTGTGTCTCTTCCTGACGTCGAGGATGTGGACAACGCCGATATTAACCAGCGCCTGCTGGAAGTCATTGAACAGATTGGCAGTTATTCCAGACAGATTCGTTCGGCAATCGAAGACGGTGTGGTGGAACCGCATGAGAAGACAGCAATTAACGACGAGCTGTATCTCTCAATTTCGAAGCTGCAGGAGCATGCAGCACTGGTCTACAAAATCTTTTGCATTTCAGAAAGTAATGACGCCCGCGAGTGTGCAGCTCCGGGCGCCGTGGCGTGTCGTGACTGTGGAGAAACTAACGCATGAACAGTTTAACAACACACTACCGTCGCTCGCAACTGATTGCGCTTCCTGTACCGGGTGGAAAAGCGAAGGTGGAGTATTGCTATGCAGTTAATGTACCAGGTGACAGGGAAATTGTAACCCACAGCTTTGCTGAGTGGGCTGTGGGTGATTTCAACCGGCAGAAGGAGACAGTCCTTTGCGACAAGTTAACCGCTGGTTCAAAGATCACTACGGAGTGCCCGTCAGAGTCATTCGTTGGGAGCCGGAAACACAACGAGTTATCTACCTCCGCGAAGGCTATGAGCATGAGTGCTTCAGCCCGCTCGAACAGTTTCGTCGTAAATTCAGGGAAATAGAGGTCGGTCATGAGCACTAAATTAACCGGCTATGTATGGGATGGTTGCGCTGCATCAGGCATGAAATTATCCAGCGTGGCAATTATGGCCCGCCTGGCTGATTTCAGTAATGACGAAGGTGTGTGCTGGCCATCAATTGAAACCATTGCCCGCCAGATTGGCGCGGGAATGAGTACCGTCAGAACGGCTATCGCACGGCTGGAAGCAGAAGGCTGGTTAACGCGTAAGGCGCGTCGCCAGGGTAACCGCAATGCGTCGAATGTTTATCAGCTTAACGTTGCGAAGCTTCAGGCAGCGGCATTTTCTCAACTGTCAGATTCTGACCCGTCAAAATCTGACGCATCAAAATCTGACCCGTCAAAATTTGATGCGTCGAAATCTGGCAAAAAAGCGGGTTTTCACCCGTCAGAATCTGGCGGGGATCCGTCAGTAAAATCAAAACATGATCCGTCAGATAAAAAAACTTCTCGTCCGGACGCTTCGCAACCGGACACGCAGACGGCTGAACAGGAGTTTTTAACTCGCCATCCTGATGCGGTTGTATTCAGCCCTAAAAAGCGCCAGTGGGGAACGCAGGATGATTTGACCTGCGCACAGTGGCTCTGGAAAAAAATCATCGCCCTGTACGAGCAGGCCGCCGAATGTGACGGCGAGGTGGTTCGTCCCAAAGAACCGAACTGGACAGCCTGGGCAAACGAAATTCGCCTGATGTGTGTGCAGGATGGTCGTACTCACAAACAAATCTGCGAGATGTACAGCCGCGTCAGCCGCGATCCGTTCTGGTGCCGTAACGTGCTCAGCCCGTCGAAGCTGCGGGAAAAATGGGATGAGCTTTCCCTGCGCTTATCGCCGTCCGTCAGCACGTACACAGAAAAACGCGAAGACCCGTACTTCAAAGCCAGTTACGACAACGTGGACTACAGCCAGATCCCGGCAGGATTCAGGGGGTGATCATGAGTCTGTTAAATGACGTTCAGAAATTCATTGAAGCCCATCCGGGCTGTACTTCCGGAGACATTGCGGATGCTTTTTACGTGGGGGCTTAATGAGTAATAAATATTGCCAGGCGCTGGTAGAACTGCGGAACAAACCAGCCCATGAACTGAAGGAAGTGGGCGATCAGTGGCGCACGCCGGACAACATTTTCTGGGGAATTAACACCTTGTTTGGTCCGTTTGTTCTGGATCTGTTCACTGACGGTGATAACGCCAAATGTGCCGCGTATTACACGGCGGAAGACAACGCGCTGGCGCATGACTGGTCAGAACGTCTTGCGGAGCTTAAAGGTGCTGCCTTTGGTAATCCCCCATACAGCCGCGCCAGTCAGCATGAGGGGCAATACATCACCGGCATGCGTTACATCATGAAACATGCCAGTGCCATGCGTGATAAGGGCGGGCGCTATGTTTTCCTGATCAAAGCTGCCACCAGCGAAGTGTGGTGGCCGGAAGATGCGGACCATATTGCTTTTATTCGCGGGCGTATTGGTTTTGAACTGCCTGCCTGGTTTATCCCGAAGGATGAGAAGCAGGTGCCGACAGGAGCTTTCTTCGCTGGTGCTATTGCTGTTTTCGACAAGACCTGGAAGGGACCGGCAATCAGCTACATCGGGCGCGACGAACTTGAGGCATGTGGTGAGGCCTTTCTGGCGCAGGTTCGCCAGCAGGCAGAAAAACTGGTCAGGGAGATGGCGGCATGACGACGTTAACTCAATGCCAGCAGCAGGTGCTGGATATGCTGATTTCTTATCAGAAAGAACGTGGCTTCCCGCCAACCAATCAGGAGGTGGCAACCATGCTGGGATACCGTTCGGTGAATGCAGCGGTGGAGCATCTTCGCGCACTGGAGAAAAAAGGCGTCATCACGATAAAGCGTGGCGTGGCCCGGGGGATAACGCTTCATACCGCGGTGAAGGACGACGACAGCGAGGCGGCCGGGATTATCCGCGCACTGCTTGCCGGTGAGGAAAACGCCAGGTTGCGTGCAGCCCACTGGTTACATGAGAGGGGCCTGAAAGTATGAAGCTGATCCTGCCTTTTCCGCCCAGCGTGAACACGTACTGGCGACACCCCAACAAAGGAGCGTTTGCAGGTAAGAGCCTGATAAGCGCGGCGGGGCGCAAATTCCAGAGCACGGCGTGTGCAGCAATAGTTGAGCAGTTACGTCGTCTGCCAAAACCAACGTCGGCACCTGCTTCAGTGGAGATCGTGTTGTTTCCTCCGGATAACCGGATCCGCGATCTGGACAACTATAACAAGGCGCTGTTTGACGCCCTGACCCACGCGGGTGTGTGGGAAGACGACAGTCAGGTGAAAAGAATGCTGGTGGAGTGGGGACCGGTTATCCCGGAAGGGAAGGTCGAGATCACTATCAGTAAGTACGAGAAAACGGCGGGTGCAGCCGCCTGATTGAGAGGAGAAACGAAGTATGAATAATCTGATGGTCATTGATGGTATTGAAGTTCGTCGTGATGCTTTTGGGCGTTACAGCCTGAACGATCTGCACAGGGCTGCTGGTTCTCTGGATAAGCATAAGCCTGCATTCTGGCTCCGCAATGAGCAAACTGAACGTTTAATAAGCGAGTTGCAGATTTGCAACTCGGTCAATATAGAGCCAGTTAACGTTATTCGTGGCGGAAATAACCAGGGGACGTATGTCTGCAAAGAACTGGTGTATGCCTATGCAATGTGGATCAGCCCGTCATTTCATCTGAAGGTGATCCGTACTTTCGATATGGTAACCAGCGCACCGGAAAAATTATCCGGGCAGGCTGCTGACAAGATGCAGGCTGGCGTGATTCTGCTGGACTTTATGCGTCGGGAGTTAAATCTGTCTAACTCATCTGTGCTTGGTGCCTGTCAGAAACTCCAGGAGGCTGTTGGCTTACCGAATCTGGCACCGCGCTATGCCATTGATGCCCCTGCTGATGCACACGATGGCTCAAGTCGCCCGACACTATCACTGAGTGCACTGCTGAAACAGTATGGTATCCGCCTTACGGCTAATCAGGCATATCACCAGATGGTGAAACTGGGGATCGTCGAACAGCGCGAACGATACAGCCGTACCGCGATTAATAACATCAAAAAATTCTGGTCGCTGACGGCGAAAGGCTGCATGTTCGGCAAGAACATCACCAGTCCGGCAAATCCGCGTGAGACGCAGCCGCATTTCTTCGAATCCCGATTCCCTGAGCTGTTAAAGCTGCTCGATACCGTTCATTGAGGTGACCGTGAGAGCGCTACTGACCCCTGAGATTGCCCCGCGTATGGGGATCGTATTGTTCAGACCCGGTTCAGAGCTGATGCCCCTGTTTATGCAGGGGCGTGTCCTGCTGGAGCCTGAGCCGGAACGTTATTCATCTTTTGCCAGTGGTGCCGTTCCGGCGGCATCACAACCACTGGCGGATGATCCTGCCGTTCGGGCTGTGTTCCGCAATGAGGCGGTGATCCGTCGTGCTGGTGGCGTGGAATGTCTTGAAAGCTGGTTACTTCGTGAAAAAGGCTGCCAGTGGCCTCATTCCGACTGGCACAGCGAGAACATGACCACAATGCGACACGCTCCGGGCGCAATCCGTCTGTGCTGGCACTGCGATAACCAGCTGCGCGATCAGTTCACGGAACGGCTGGAATCAATGGCAACGGATAACTGTGCCCGCTGGGTGTTGTCTGTTGTGCGTCGGGATCTCGGTTTTGATGACAGTCACGTTGTGACAATGCCGGAACTGTGCTGGTGGCTGGTTCGTAATGATCTGGCGGATGCCTTACCGGAAAGCGCAGCCCGTAAGGCACTGAGATTACCGAAGCCTGTTGTGCAGGCGGCCACCCGGGAAAGTGACCTTGTACATTCGGTTCCTGCCACCAGCATCATCCAGGATAAAGCGAAAAAGGTGCTGGCGCTGAAAGTGGATCCGGAGTCGCCGGAGTCTTTTATGTTACGTCCAAAACGTCGCCGCTGGGTTAATGAAAAGTACACGCGCTGGGTTAAGACGCAGCCGTGTGCATGTTGTGGAAAGCCTGCTGATGATCCCCACCACCTGATAGGTCACGGTCAGGGTGGAATGGGTACAAAAGCGCATGACCTCTTTGTGTTGCCTTTGTGCAGAAAGCATCACGACGAGCTGCATGCGGATACCGTGGCATTTGAAGAGAAGTATGGCTCCCAGCTGGAGCTGATATTTCGTTTTATCGATCGTGCGCTGGCAATAGGCGTACTGGCGTAAGTGGAGAACGAGCATGAACCTTGAAGCCTTACCAAAATATTACTCCCCAAAATCTCCAAAATTGAGTGATGACGCACCGGCGACAGGCTCGGGTGGTTTAACAATTACAGATGTGATGGCTGCGCAGGGGATGGTGCAGTCGAAAGCACCACTGGGTTTTGCCTTATTCCTGGCAAAAGTTGGTGTTCAGGATCCTCAGTTTGCGATTGAAGGTCTGCTCAATTACGCGATGGCACTGGATAACCCGACATTGAATAAATTGAGTGAAGAAACCCGGTTACAGATCATCCCTTACCTTGTGAATTTTGCCTTTGCTGATTATTCCAGGTCTGCGGCAAGTAAGGCTCGCTGTGAGCATTGTGCTGGTACTGGATTTCATAATGTATTGCGCGAAGTGGTGAAACACTCCAGAAGCGGGGAATCTGTTGTCAAGGAAGAGTGGGTGAAGGAACTATGTCAGCATTGCCATGGTAAGGGAGAAGTCAGCACAGCGTGCAGAGGGTGTAAGGGTAAAGGTATTGTCCTGGATGAAAAAAGAACCCGGCTTCATGGCACGCCTGTTTATAAGATTTGTGGGCGTTGCAATGGAAACCGGTTTAGCCGTTTACCAACCACACTGGCGCGGCATCATGTCCAGAAGCTGGTACCAGACCTGACGGATTATGAGTGGTACAAAGGATATGCAGATGTCATTGATAAACTGGTGACAAAGTGCTGGCAGGAAGAAGCATATGCTGAGGCGCAATTAAGAAAAGTG